AGGGAATAATCCACTCCTGCGCGTCATCTCGAGAGCTCAGCACTCAGAATCTAAGCGTTCTCGAGACTCTGCTCTGAATCGGCAAGAGCTAGAGCCCGTTTTAAAGCCCGTTTGCCGAGAGCCCGATTCAATCTTCTTGGCTCGACTTTTGGAGGCTGCCAAGAATCTCATTCAGAATCTCTTGGCCCAGAGTATGATTGTTCTCGATTTGCACGGCTCCACCATCGGCACCCGTAAGCTCGACTTTGTTTCGCTCTGAGTATTTTCTAGGGAATCTGGCGGCCATGATCTTGTTGTAGACCGCGCCATTCAAGCGCTGGCCTCCCGGAGCCTCTACGATGTTCTGCAGTCCTAGATTTTCCCAATATGATAGTTCCTCTTGGATCGCCGTACGTATGGCCTGGTTAAAGTCTTCATGACTCTTGGCCCAGTTATCAAAGCAATCCCAGCCCACGCCCAAAGCACTACTCATTTGCTCTTTCGAGAATCCTTGCTTACCCATCTCGATCACTCTTTCGCAATACTCTGGCTTGTACTTGCTATTGCCGTGAATCTTCTTTTCTGACATAAATTGCTCCTGTTATCGATGGTGCGATTCTATACCTGCTGGAGCAGGAAGTAACGGTTACAAATTTTGGTTACAGTTACACAAAAACGAGGTGAGATTGTATACTATATAATATATATACTTTTATTTAATAATTAAATATATGTAACTATGTAACTCAGTTACTAGCCTTACGCAGCTGTCATCTCTTAGTTACATATTCGCTCTCAGTTACACAATTTTATGTAACTTTTTCAGCTAAATTTTAGAACTCTCAGCTCTTCTACGATTTAGAATGTAACTTATGCATCTGCATGATCAGAACACATACTAATTCTTAGCACACAGAGATGTTAGATCTGAAGGTCTACATACTTCTATAATGTAACTATGTAACTATGTAACTTTCTAACCTATTCTCGAACATTCTCACACACGAATTGTCGATTTCTTACTATTTATTTCACATAGTGATATCAAATAGTTCAAATCTATGGTATAATGTTTATGTAGTAAAAGTATTTGTGCTTAGCACTTAGCACACAGTAGATTCACAAAACTTAATTCTAAACTAAGGAGCATTACTATGAAGGTTCAAGAACTTATCGAGCGATTAAAGTTCGCAAATCCTGAAGCAGATGTACACTTCGCCTACAACTATGGCGATTATTGGAATACAGTAGTAGCACCATCAGTCAACTCAGTCGAAGATGGCATGGTTACCTACAGCGAGTATCATCGTATGGACAAACTCATCACCGATGTAGATGACGATAACGATGACATCCTCGACCCTGTTAATCCTGTCATTGTTTTAAGTTAGGATAATCATGCTACCCGAACTTATCAAATCAGGCACATGGCCATATAACTGCGCTTATACGCACAAAGGCAAAAAGTCTGACAATCATTGGATTGTGTTTGCCATTGACTACAGTACTGATGCCCCGCACACAAAGCGGATTGTCAAATCTTTTGCAACTAAGCCAGAAGCTCAGGATTTCTATAAGAATTACCTAAGCCCTATGATCGAGTACATGATCAACAAGAAATTCAGTGCTACCGATGAGTATCAACGGTTTTACTCAACATTTCATCGTACTGTTGATCGACACTTAGCTCAGGCCAAGCAGTTGCTTAGCAATCCAGATTTAAACAACTCTAACTTCACTGACTCAGTTAGCGAAGTTCTTAAATTTAGGGATACAGTATGACCATAGATCAATTACAACAGCAGATCTCAGTTCTGAAGCAACAGCTCGAAGCTACAACTGGCTATGCTCTCAGCCTCGAAGAAACCATCTGTCTTAACCTCGGTTATACAGTCGAAGATCTTCGCTCTCAATGCGAAGTAGTTCTTTATGATGAAAATGGAAAGGCACTCTAATGAAACCCGATCAAATTCGTCAGATTCTCAATGCTCTGGAAGAACACTCCAACACACCGAATCGCACATGCGTAGTTGCAAAGCAGCTCGGTTTACCTAAGTCCACTATTCAGCATGTTATTAGCGAATGGTGTATCGATACAGCCCGTCGTCATGAAGGAACTCTCCATGTCAAGCACTAAATCATTCAAAGTATCATTCATGCTAGATCTCAAAGGCATGGAATCGACCTCCGACGTTACAGCTTGGATCGAAAGAGCTATCGAACAGCAGTTAGAACGCCATGAAACGCTTCATCCTGTGATCGTTAAGCCCTTCGATGCTGACATTGGCAATACTTCACTTAAACTTCTATGAAAGATCTACTATGAATACCACTGATTCAGTTCAACCTTTTCACTTTTATGCTGCCAACTATGCAGAGTGGCGCACATCCGATAATATTAACGATGTTATCGATTGGTTCAAAAAACAGAAAGCAACCTATACCATTTTCTACGTTCCACTGCCTAATGCGGCGAATTACGAGATCAAGTGGTATGCTCCACAAGTAGAAGGTTGCCAGTACCTAGGTACATACAAAGGCACCAAGCTCTATGATGCCGAGAAAGAGGCTGCATAGGCTAACTGATGAGGCTTTAATAGCCGAAACCACAGCGATGTGGTCTTAGTCAACAACAGGAGTCAGAAATGACAAAAGATGAACTTAAAAAGCTAGCTGATACACTCAGCGATAAGATGGCAGATGAATTCCTCGATGACACAGTCGAGCGTCTTCGTGATGTTGCCACAGAGTATTCAATGCCCGAAGATCTCGATGATGTAGTCGAAATGGAAGGCATTGCTTTACAGATGTTCGTAGAAAAGATCAAAGATCGCATCGATCGTTTTTACTAACAGTATCAAGATTTAAACTATTTTACATAGTGATATGAGATAGCTGTAATCTGTGGTATAATGTTTATGTAGTAACTTAATTCTTAACTTTTAATACGGAGTAAATCATGACAATAATGCATGTATTACCGCCTACTACCATTCGTGTAGAGGTTGCAGCAGGCAAATACGTCCTTGGCGATCCTTGTTATGTAGTTCCTGACTTGGATTGGCAAGATCTTCTTAAATCTTGTGAATATTTCGAACAACCTATCGGTGAAGTACGTGGCCATCAAGTTCTTGGTTTTTCAACTCGTTGGGGCGATGGTACATATGCCGATAATCAACACAGACACTATCCTGTAGATGCAGGTTTAATTGGTTTAGTACCTATCGAATATGCAATAGGTGTTGATCCTGAATTATCACAAGTTGTTGAATTTAAAAACTCAACAACTTGCACACGCACTTCAGATGGCGTACTTACATTTGGTAACATAGTTATTAACACGGATTCCTCATATGAAGAATGACACTACTAAGCTAGTATACGTTTTAATGGAAGAGGTAGACCCGATTGCGGTCTACTATCGTAAAATCGATGCCCAGAATGATGCAATTAAGTATCAACTTCATAACTGGACCATCATAGCCAGGGAGTTAGTATGACCGATAAGCCCTTTTTAACACATAATGATGACGATTCCATCACAGCCAACGGCACATCATTGAAAGCCTACTTACATAATTTGCCATATACCACATTGGTTGATATGTTTGGCGAACCTTCTGATCATTTTGATGACTTCAAATGTGATGCCGAGTGGTACATAGAATTTCCCGATGGCGAAGTTGCTACCATTTATAACTGGAAAGATGGCAAGAACTATTGTGGTCCTTCAGGCAAAAACAAAGAAGAGATTCGCACATGGCACATTGGTGGAAAATCTCGTGATGTAGTACTAAGAATTCACCAATTGCTTAGCAAAACACCGATAAGTTACTGCTAAGCTGCTAATTGGTGTTATGATAGTTACCCGGCACAAAAAAGTGCCGGGTGAATAGTGCATAGTATTAAGTAAAGATTATGAACAAAAAAATCCCCAATGCAGAAACATCGGGGATTAAGAGGATAGACCAATGAAGTCATCTAACAATTTGAAGGAGCATTGACTTGGGTTTCAATGAACAAACAATTAGACCCGAACAATTATATCAGGACTTCTTAGAATCACGTAATTTTGATCAAGATGATATTAATGCCCTCGGTCTACAGTATTTAAGCGAACAAGATACACAAACACTTCTCGGTTTTCCTGAGTTTTCGGCATCAGTAAAGATTCCGTATTTTGATATGGATGGAAACGAAACAGATTTTGTTCGCGTTCGTGTTCTGAATCCGCGCGGAAAAAGAAAGTATAGTCAACGGCAGCATTCAGGCTCTCACATTTATTTTCCTAAGAACTCAATGTGGGCAACAGCCCGAACGAATCTAGGATTGCCGCTTATTATTACAGAAGGTGAGTTTAAAGCGCATGCAATTACCAAGGCAATTCAAAAAGAAGGATTGCCGCATATTTGTTTAGCCCTTGCAGGTGTATCATCTTGGACCGACAAATCCAAGCTGCCAATACACAAAGACCTGATGGCGGTCCTATGCAGTAAAGGTTTAGCCTCACGAGATGTGTATATTCTCTTTGATTATGACGGGAAATATGAAGATGGTGAGCCTAATGATCAGGTTGCATTGGAGGAGACTAAATTAGCAATTACACTTGCAGGTCTTGGAGCCAAAGTACATTTATGCCGCATTGGTAAGTTTAAGTCCATTAAAGGCCAGAAATATGCAATTGATGATCATCTAGAAATTGGTGGTACATTATCAGAGGTTTTAAATGATTGCATAGACCCAACCATGGTGAAGAATAGTGAGGAATACTATTTGTACACCGCTAGAACACAATGGGGAATATTTAACGGACAATGGGTACGCTTATCTGACGGCATGCAAATGAGCAGTCAAAGAATACGCACCGAACTTGCTAATCAATCGTGGCTTCGTCCTGGGCCAAATGGTCGAATGACTATCGCAAAATTAGCAGATGCTTATCCCGCTTGGAGCAAGCGCCTGAATCTGAAAGGATTAGGCATGTTTCCACAACACCAAGGGTTTAACATTACGCCCGACGGCTACTATAATTTCACGAAAAACTGGAAGTATGAGCCACTTGCAGGACCATGCGACCCATGGCTACATTGGTGCAAATACTTTTTTAAAGATGCTCCAGAGTTTGAAGAGTTTTTCCATAATTGGGTTGCACAGTTTTTACAAAAACCCTGGGAAAGAAACAACACAACCATTCAGTTTATTAGTCCAAGACAAGGCATTGGTAAAAGCTTTACTGTAGGTTGGATAGCAGAAATGATGGGAGAACTATCACTGTCATTAGGCCCTGATCGGTTATTTGAGAGGTTCAACTCATTTCTATTGAATCGCATATTGATTATTGTAGATGAGCCAAGCACTGACAATGCAAGGCATGCAGATACGGTGAAAAACTACGTAACCAATGACTCGATTCCTATTGAGATTAAAAATCAAGATGTATTCTCAATTACAAATTACATTAACTATGCATTTACAACCAATCATGCAAAAGTGACTACAGTAAATGAGGGTGCAAGGCGGGAAGCCATTTATATTCCCCATTCATTAGACCCTATTGCATGCCATGCAATGATTCATGATGTTAAAGCATGGTGTAAAGAAGAGCAAGGCTTTGAGCACATGATGCATTTTTACACAACAAGAGATCTTTCTACATTTGATTCACGAGCACCAGCACCAATGACCGATCATAAGCAAGAAGTAATACAAGCCAGTAAGTCGGCATGGGCACAGTTTGCACAGGATGTTTGGGAATGGGTTGATTTAGAACTTGATGGTGTGGCAGCACTTAGTAAGAGTATGATGACCACATTGATTCGCTATTTTGACTATGAGTCAGCAAGACTGACAAGTCACAACATTAATAATTCATTTAATGAGCTTTGTTTTGTACAGCAGAATAAAGTGATTAAGAATCATGATGGACAACCAGTGAGATGTCTTTTATTAGGCAGAACCGCAAGAGACTTAAACGTGAACTATAAAGACGTATTAGACAAAACCAACCTTGCAATCGAGAAATTAATTCAGAGAACAAATTTTTAATTTATTTCATATGATGATATTCAAAAGTACAATTATGTGGTATAATGTACTTGTAGTTAGTAATACAGGTTGTAAGTTTAATTCGTAATTCTTAACTTTAATAAGGAGCTTTATATGGCACATATGATAGCCAAAACAATCGACGGCAAGGATGCTATTGCCTATGTCGGTGAAACACCATGGCATGGTCTTGGTCAACAATTAACCGCTGATGCACCTATCGATACTTGGGCAAAAGAAAGTGGTCTTGATTTTCAATTGTTAACCACACCTATTTTATTTCAACCTACTGCAGATAGAATTAACCATGTTTATAACGGTAAGACAGTAATCTATCGTAAAGACACAGCAGAAGCCCTAGGTATTGTGTCCAACCGTTACAAAATTGTACAGCCTATTGAGGTCCTACATTTCTTTAAAGAAATTATTGGCCCTGTTGCACAACTTGAAACAGCTGGTGTATTACGTAATGGTGCACATTATTGGGCACTCGCTAAAATGGAAGGTGAATTTAACCTTGCAGGCGATAAAGTAATGCAGTATTTGTTATTAGCTTCATCAGCCGATGGTTCATTGGCAACACAAGCAAGATTGACTACGGTCCGTGTGGTGTGCAACAATACAATGCAAATTGCACAAAATCAAGGTCAAGCAGTTAAAGTTAGACATAATTCCATCTTTGATCCTTCTGATGTGCTTAAGAAATTAGGTGAAATTAATGCTGGCTTTAAGGCATTTCAAACAACTGCCGAAACATTAGCACGGATTAAGTTGGACTCCGCAAAAGCCAAACAAATCTTTGTCAATGTATTAGGTGGTACTGAGGACAAACCAAGCCGCCAAGCATTACGTGCCTTGGATTTGTTTGAAGGTCGTGGTATTGGTAGTGATTTGGAATCAGCAAACGGTACTGCATGGGGTGCATTAAATGCGGTTACACAATTAGTTGATTGGGAAAATGCTAGAACCGATGATGCACGTATCCGTAGTGCATGGTTTGGTTATGGTGCAACACTTAAGCAAAAGGCATTGGATAACTTATTGCTAGCTGCTTAATATGGTGGGGCATAGCTAAATACTATGCCCCTTTTTGTTTATATGAAAGGAAACAGAATGTTTTTAGATAAATACAACATTCCACAATGGTTAGAAGTTATAGCTTTGGCTGTAACAGGAATTGTACTAGGTTGCATGTTTGCTTATGGGATACTTGACCTATGAGAACACCTTTAGCATGGCATCAGAAACGTCAACAGGCAGAAATGTCACACGTTGCAGAAATCGTTCTTGATTTAATTCGAGAACAAGGGCCGATTAAGATCACAGACTTAGCTACAGCAGCTGAAAAAGAACGAATCGGTTCTAGAGCTCACATTTACATGAACCTAACTTGGCTTCGAAACAATGATTATGTGAAGGTTGAAAACCCGAATAATAATCTACGAATTAAAGAGTTGTCGGTCGCTGATAAAGGTACGCAATATTTAGAGTCGGACAATGGTTGATTTTTCAACTATAGAATACACGTATTGGGAGCCCGGAATGAAGAAAGAAAAAGTCTTTATTGATTGGTCTACAATCGAATTTTTAGTTGATCAACTAACCACGCAAATTCGTAAAAGCGGTAAGCAATATGATGCAGTTGTTGGTGTCCTTAGAGGTGGATTGGTGCCTGCAGTAATGCTTAGTCATCGGTTAAAGTTGCCTATGTATGTAGTTTGGCCTGATTCACAATTAGGCGACGGTTTACCTAATTTATTATTTGTTGATGAAATTTATGATACAGGTAAAACCATAAACCGTTTGCAAGCATGTCACCCATCTGCGGATTTTGCAGTGTTGTATCATAATAGTGACTTACCGCCTTTAAAGTTTTACGGCACAAAACAATTACTAAACAAATGGTTGGTCTTTCCTTGGGAGATAGAATGACTTCATTCACTACAGAAGATCGTGAAAATGCAGCAAAAACACGCTATTGCTCATCATGTATTTCTTATCAACCTGCAGAAACAGGACAAGTTATACAAACAGCAAACAAATATATTAAACGTTGGCAATGTGCTAATTGCACAAATAAAGTTAGCGCACAGCAATTAAAAACAAAGAAAGACAGATAATGAGTGTTATTCTGTACAATAAGCAAAAATGGGAAATTGCTTATGAGGATTGGGAAAGGCTACTTAAAACTGCAAAAGCCGAAGAACTTTTGTTAGACCCGAAAGCAATATGGGATGAGGCATGGAGGCATGCATTCATGATCTCACTTAGCATTGTACATAAGCATGATGTGGCCAATAATACAAAGCCAATACAGGATGACCTATTAAAGGAGCTGAAATGAATAACGA